CTCAGGTTGCTCGGCGCGGGACATTCCCCGAAGTCGGCAGGCATAGCACTGCCGCCTCGGGATTCCCCACTTGAGATCCCCAAACTGCGTGTCCTGAACGGACTGCAGTTGGAATCCGGCTGGATGGTGACTATCAGGGAGCGTATTCCAAGAGCGCGCGCATTAGCGCTCTGGCTGCGTTCCCTGGTGTCTTCCACCAGATGGGCTTCCCTGGTTTCGCTGCTAGTTATGGTGGCCTACCTGGGAGACGGAAGCCTAAAACGCAACGGCCTACCTATGGATTGGTCGACGTTATGGGCTTTCGCCCTTGATCTGATCAGGGGCCTGGCCGGAAACCCCATTTCGCGCTGGTTGGCGGTTTCGTGCTTTGTTAGCACAATCGCCAACTGGAAGCTTGGGAAGTTGTTGAAACCTCCCCAAGCGCCTTTTATCAGGGAGGCAGCCATCCCCGGGAAACCCCCGGGGTCCATTTCGGTAGCCATGCCCCGTGGTTTGGCGGTCATTATGGCCGGGACCACTCGGGTGGGGCTGGGCTGTTTTGTAAAGCACGGTGGTGGAGTTTACTTTACCACCGTGGCGCACAACCTGTCGAGGCCACCACTACCCGTTACCGTGCATGTTATGACGGTTCCTGGGTTGGATGCGCAGCGCCCTGTGGGATCCAAGTTGTTTGAGATTGGTCCGGACACCCCCCTCGCCTATTATTCCCATGTAGGCGAGTTGGACTTTGTAGCCATCCACGTGCAGGAGGCAAACGTGCTGAAATACGTAACCCCTGCCACGTTAGCTGAGCCTATGTTGGACGACCGTGTAACCGTCTACACGCTGGATGAACAGCGCGTTTTAACGGAATCAACGGGAGCCGTCCGTATGGGCCGGCTGGCTGGAATCATCGCACACGATGCCAACACGGAACCTGGTACATCCGGTTCGCCACTGTACGTCAAGAACGGCGTTATAGTGGGTTGGCACGTGGGTTTCCATCGTGAAGATCAGATCAACTTTGCATCGCCTACCAGCATCATGTTGGTGGGCATGACTCTTGAGACTGACAATCATCGCCTAGCGCGTCAACTGAATCGACAGCGTTGGGGGGATGACGATGAAAGCGTGTATGGCAACCGTTCCATGTCTGGAGATAGTCAGGATTCGTATGCGTCTACCCACACCCCGTCGTTGGGCGCTGCCTCTAGTAGGGGCAGCGTTTCCAGTTACGATGAGTCAATGGCACGTTTGACCGCTGCGGCGGCGTACAGGCCTGGTGTGCCCAACTTGACCTTCGAGTTTCCTGGCGGCACGGGTCGCATCACTGAAGACGGCCGTGTTGAGCGTATCGAGCATTGGCAGTCTAAGTCGGGCTTCGGCAATTGGGCCGATATGGTCGACGATGAAGCTGCTATGCGTAAGGGCGCTCTCTCCAGTTCGGCTTACGGGCCTGGCTACAAAGTCTGGTTTGTCAACGACGAGGGCCACAACTCTGTGTATGTGGTCAGCTGCAATTCAAGGATGGATGCACGCGGTCTCACCGTTGGACTCGAAGCCGATGAAGGGGAGGCAGTAGAGGTCGGGGGTGCTCCTGCTGTGGATGTGACTGCCATTAGGCCCTGGGCCGAGTCTGGTTTGATCGTCTTGGACGTCGAACAGGCTTTTCCCCGGGACCTGTATTCGCAGCTCACGTTGCAGCAGAAGCAAGCATGCGCGGGCAAATTGCAAGGCGGTGTCTTTATGGCCCGCAGGTGGGCCGTCCATTTAAGGACAGGTAGAATCCATCTGCTGGTTAGGGCATCGTATCGGAGCGTGGATTTCATCCTAGCGAACGGCACGAAGCGAACTATCATTGCGATGGTTCCAGGTGCTGTCCCTGTGAATGGGTGGACCAATGTTTGCATTTTGTTCGAAATGGCGAGGAATGCCGGAGTGGAATGTCGCCACCACGGCAAGCATCCCATCTATCCCCGTGACGCGTACGAGAAGATTTTCGCGCGCGATTGCGGCAAGGAGGGTTGCGAGTTTAGTACGCATGGTATGTGTTTCCATCGGAAGGTTCTGCCGGTATGCAATTGTGACATGCCGCAGACCAGTATGCGCGCCGCGCAACAAGCGCTGGCGCTTGCGAATATGGAGCGGAGGCTCGAGGAATTGACTCGGACCATCCGCGCCCCGGTGGTGGTTGAGGAGGAAGACGCGGCTAGCACGGAGCCTGTGCCACCCGTTGCGGCGGGTAGGTTACTGGCTGATGTCAAGCCTGCGACCGAGGATTTTCTTCGGTCCCTCCAGGTCTCCTTGGAGATGCTGGAGGGTTTGTTCAACTCAAATCCCAAGCTGCGTGCCCAGAAATGGCGCGAGATTGGGGTTCTGCAACCAAAGAAGCAAGCTCTGAAGAGTTGGCTCCATTCGTTGCGATCAGCCAAAGGTTTAGCACACTCCATCAAATCCCGGTCTCGGGAGCTTTTAGAGGCTCTGGAGGGCGGTGTTTTGGTGTTGTAGAGTTTTCAACCACGCAGAATGCGTACGTCAGGGGACGCGAAGCCTCTGACATCGTCCCGCGCGCCTCTGGTGACGCGTGGGTCGATGAAACTGTCGCCAGGACTCTCGGCGGGTATTGTCGTCCACCCGCTGGGGAGAATGCTTTGTGGATGACTGTCGCGACGCAGCAGGGCGACCGCCGCCCCGGAGCTGAGGTGGAAATCCCCGGCCCGGAGGTTGTGAGAGAGGCGGTAGCTCGTGTTGCTGAGCAGTACAGCACCGCGTATGCACCGAGCGCTTTTCGTAAGGTAGCCGGTTTGGTACCGCGGATCGATTGGGCCTACCCGACTGTGACGGTTGGTATGGCCCAGTGGGCTATCCAGACTTTCGATTTAAAGAAGTCGGCTGGGTGGCCTTGGGTGGGACGCACCAAGCAACAGGCGGTTGATGAGATTGGATACGAGGGTTTTGCGGCTCTCCTCACCAACCGCTTGCGTGCTTTGGTGTCTTCCCCGTGTGACTGTCACTGCTCTGCCGCTGAAGGCACTTTCACGCATTGCCAGCATTACAGGTTGGGGGTACATTGTGACCCCTACCTTGCTTTTGTCAAGTCTGAACCCACGAAGAGGGCCAAGATTGAGCAGAAGCGCTGGCGGTACATTTTTGCCAGCAGCTTCCTTGATAATTTAGTCTGCTATTTCCTGTTCAAGGAGCTGATGCTGTCTGAAGCGGATGTCGTGGCAAATGGGAATGGGATTCCCTCCCAGGTGGGCATTGACGTGCATTCCACTAACTCCATTGTAGAGTTGTGGGACGTTGTCTCTGCCATGATCCAAAACGGGCCTTCGGTTGCTCATAGCGACATGAAGGGGTGGGATCAGACCGTGCGGCCTTGGCTGCACGTCGCCCACGTGGAATTGTGCTGGCTACTGGTACAGAAGTTCAAATACTACAGTAGCGGTTGGAAGCGCGCCGCCTTGGCCCATGTGATGGCCATGGCAACGCCTCACGTCGTCATGCCTTCATCTGGACTGGTCATCCGTTTGGAGGCAGGTGTGTGGGCGTCTGGGCGTTTCGATACCAGTTTTGGGAATTCCCATATGCGAGCCATCCTCAGCGAATCCATGCGGGTTCAGCTGGGGGTGGCCGTCACGGGCTTGGCCTCGTCGCCTAGGTCCGTCACTTATGGGGATGACGCCGTTGAAATTATGCCGCGCGACCATGCCGCCGCCACTGAGTTGTTCTTTAGGTGGGGGTTTGATCAACGCGATGTGAAGGAGGCCACGAGGCAGGAGGGTTTTGACTTCCTGAGTCACCATTGGGGGTGTGATCCACCCGCAGTGGAGTACCTGCGGTTTCCAAAGATGCTAGCAAACGCGCTGGTGGACATAGATCCACAGCAGTGGAAGCAGCAGTCAAAGGATTTGGCGTTGAAACCTGAGGATAGGGATGTCTTCAGAAGAATAGCCCGAGCTTATGGCATCGAATTGCAGAGCGGGTGGAGCCTGCAAAGCATGAGCAAGCCAACAGGAGGCAAGCAGATCAAAGCTCGAAAGAGAACCAAGGCGCGCAAGGCCGCTGAGAAGGCCATGCGCGCTAAGGGAGTGGCAGTTGCCAATGTCAAGAGGGCCCAACGTGGGCCCCTCGCTAGGCAGCTGGCCATATTGGGGAGTGGTGGCCTAGGTGGTCGCAGTGGTTCCGATTATTTGGGACTACTGCGCGACCCCTTGGGCCACCCTCCAGCGCGGATCCCTGACGGATACCATGCCGAGACCGCAGCACTCAAATTGTCTGCGGCTGGCATCATCTGGAGCACCGACCAATTTGGACGGGCTCTCATGATGGTGGATACCCACGGCATGGGTCAAACCTCCAGCATGCGTGGCACTTTGCCTACGGCGGCCAACACAGATGCATCTGTGGTTTACTCGGCCTCCCGGCGGTACTTGAATCAGTACAATGTGCCTTTCATGTGGGATGCCATTCCGTCGCTTCTGCGCGGCGCTGGTAACTGGAATAGGGTGTCTGAGTACGCAGGTTTGGCCGTTTCGGCCAACATTGTGGAACAGACGGCCTTCTTGGGAGCTGGAACGATGAATGCAGCAGGGTTTGGAACGTTTACCAATCCTGCGCAGGTGTTCCCCGGCCTCGATCAATTTGTGAGCCTTTACAACCAGGTTCGCTTTGTTTGCGGGGCTGTCCAGTTCACTTACACCGGACCACATGGCGACAGTCAGAAAGGTGCGCTTTACGTCAACACGAGCCAATTTGGAATTCCAGATGACGGATGCTCGCACTTTGAGACGGTGGCGGCTTTGAAGTCACACCCGTCGACCATTAAGTTGCCACTAGGCACCTCCGTTACTATTCCGCTGTACCCAGTGGATGTGGTTGGCGAAGGTTTCTTGCCAGTGAGCGACGTCAAGAGCGTAGTCACCATCGACCCGTCGGCGGATTCGTCGACTAAGTCAGGTACGACGTTGAACAACAACGTGTGCATGAGCCCCTACAAGTTCACGGGGGCCGTCTCGACGTCTTCGATTGTCAACGCAACCAACAATGGTGACAATTCAACCGAGATTCGATATTGCATTCCACCCAAGCAGGGCAACGTTAACGGCGGCACACCCGCCGCGCCCGCTTGGGGTCCACTGGATGGCAACATTGACGGGGAAACCCACGACGCACAAGATGTTGTACGTGGGGCCACCTCCGGCATTGCCAACCAGTTGCCCGTGTTGTACGCGTGCATCGAGGGTGGGCCCACCAATTCTGGTACGGCTAATTATGCCTGGTCCACCGCACAGTATGACATCAAGGTGGTTTTCAATGTGGAGGCCGTGGTTCGACCATCGGCTTCCACTTTTGTTGGTGCCCAGCGTGTACCAGACGCCCCTGCCGCTGTGGCGGCGGGCAAGCGTGTTATGGGCTCGCTGGGTGACATCGCGATGTCCCTCGGCAGGACGGCGCTGTCGGTTGCTGCTCCTTACGCGAGTGAGTTGGGCAGTCAACTTGGCGGCGCCGCTTTGGCGGTGTTGCGTTCCCGACTATAAGTCGGGGCCCTTTGGCCGGGGCGTCCTTGGCCCGTTCAACCCCCTCCGAACGTTAATGGGGGGGGAGTGTGTGAGTCCGCAGCACACAATTTTCTGATTAATGTGGACACTGCGCTTGTGGTTGAGCGCGACCTGACCAGTCAAATCAGCCGTCCCATCCCCGGGCGGACAGTGTACCAGACACGTATACTGTTCCACAGTTCGACTCTGTGGTGGGACACCTA